AACGGTGAACTAGAGGTAACAATCTAATGCCAACTTTAAATATAGGTAAGGTGCGTATCGCATGGAAAGGCGCTTGGTCTTCTGCGACAGCTTACGAAACCTTTGACGCTGTTACATATAATGGTGCGTCATATGCAGCACTCCAAGACTCATCTGCTGGAACAGTCCCTTCTGCACAACCCCTTGTTTGGCAGTTAATGGCTGAGAAGGGTAATACTGGTTCTACTGGAGCTACAGGTGATGTAGGACCACAAGGTAATACAGGTTCTACTGGCGCTACAGGCTCTCAAGGTTCTCAAGGTGATACAGGTCCTCAAGGCCCTATCGGAAACACAGGTTCAACTGGACCTACTGGCGGTACTGGACCTACGGGTGACACAGGTTCAACTGGCTCTCAAGGACCACAAGGTTCAACTGGTTCTACTGGTGGTGCTGGTCCTACAGGGCCTGATGGTGACACTGGTAATACTGGTCCTCAAGGTCCCGTAGGTAATACTGGTGGCACTGGTCCGACAGGAAGTACAGGTCCAACAGGTAACACTGGTAGCATTGGCCCTCAAGGACCTGTTGGTGACACTGGCCCTACTGGTGGTACTGGCTCAACTGGACCTACAGGTTCTACTGGTGGTACTGGTAATACAGGCCCACAAGGTAACGCAGGCGCTGATGGTGATGATGGAGCGCAAGGTAATACAGGCTCAACAGGTCCACAAGGTGGTACAGGCTTAACAGGTTCGCAAGGAGCTACGGGTTCTCAAGGCTCTGTTGGTCCTCAAGGTGACACTGGCCCAACTGGTGGTGCTGGTCCTCAAGGGCCTCAAGGGCCTCAAGGAAATACAGGTAACACTGGTAACACTGGCAGTGCAGGTAGTACAGGTTCTACTGGAAGTACGGGTTCTCAAGGGCCTCAAGGTGGGACAGGTTCCAGAGGTTCTACTGGCAGTACAGGTCCTCAAGGTCCCGTTGGTGCTACATTCTCTATGTCAGGTACTACCCTGAACATTACTACTTAAGGAGGCAATATGAGTCAATCAATTGCTTTCGGTAACTTGGCAACTGTGAATTTCAATGGTGTTACAGTCAGTGAGGTCAGACTTAATGGCTCTTTGATTTACACAGCAGCCACCACCTTAACAACTCAGAATGCTTATGCTGCACTGCGCGGTGACAAGATGATGGGTGACAACGACCAGCGAGGTTACTTCCGATGGGACCAATCCCTGAATATGGACAACTACGCTATTGGAAGTAACCACGGTTCAGTCAGCCCTACCACCTTCAAAGGTCAGCGTATAGATAACATATCAACACGCCACTGGGCTGCGAGTGCTAATAATGCGGGTCAAGGGTACTTCGTATTCATAATCGCAGGTAACCACCCTGAGAACTTTATTAGTTCCATAACTCTTGACGGTACGACTTTCACGGTGGGTAATGGTTCCTATTATTTTTCAGGTACAGAAATGTCCACAGGAACTAACACTCCAATAACGCAGTGGAAGTGGGACTGTTCGATGGGAAGCATACTAACGGGAGGCTCCTCAACGGTGACAATATCATGATGTATTCAAAATTAATAACAGCGATATCCGACAGTGACTTTGATGTGTTGTATGCCTCTAGTGAGCCGTACATCCTTGAAGGTAACCTAGGCACAAGTATCCCTCTTGACAGTGAAGGTGTTGCTCAAGACGGGATATATAAAGGGTTCCATGTTAAGAACACTTTAAAAAATAGACTCCATGAAATGTTCAAGACAGCAGTTGTATTTGAATTGCGAGAAGTAGGCACAGATGTATTGTTAATGGTACAGAGTGGGACTGTAGATGCTCAAGGAACTTTCGATGTTGTCTTAAGCTTCTTTGGTCCTGATGCTTCTGGCTCCTTGGCGTGGGCTTATGCTCCTCCAAGTAATTCAGTGGTAGAAGAACTCATGAAGCCTACAGGCATCCAGCGCATCATCCTTCATCCCCGTGGTGACAACATGGTTAAGTTTATCCTAGCTATGGGTGGAACACGTATGCCTGATGATGAAGATGGTATGTGCTATCGGACCCCTTGGGGATGGGATGGTTTCCCTGATGATGAGTATGTAGAAACATGACAGACTTTGAATGGATTGTACCAGCCACAGAGGAGGTCGGACTTGATTGGGGCTGGGGGTTTACGCCCTTAGCCTCTGAAGTCCCTACACTTCCTGCTGTATTAATGAAGCAGCCTGAGTCAGGCACAACTTACGGGGATGGTAATGGAGCAGTATAACGAAAGGCTCACTAAAATAGAGTGGAGAGTGGACGGTCATGAGAATGAAATCTCTATCCTCAAGCAAACCTCCACTGACTTAAAGACAACTCTTGAAATAATCACTATGACTCTCAAGCAAATCAAATGGATTGCTGTGGGTGCAGGCGCAGTTGTGTTTGCAGACCAATTAGGAATCATGGGTGCGCTTAAACTAGCAGCACTTTAACAAACTAGGAAAATATCATGGCATCTCTCAACCCCTTCGCTGGGATTGCAGGGAGTGTCATGGAAGGTCTTGATGACCTGTTCACATCTGATGAAGAGAAGGCGAATGCCACTCTAAAGATAACTGAACTCCTCCAAAAACCCCACAACTTACAAGCGATGGCAAACATCGAAGGTGCTAAACATAGCTCCGTGTTCGTTGCTGGGTGGAGGCCTGCGATAGGGTGGGTATGTGCAATTGGTCTTGGTTACCAGTTCCTTATCCTCCCCTTTGCTGGACTTATCAACGCATTCTATGCACTTCCAGCAGAACTACCCTCTATTCAAGCAGCAGAACTCTCAACACTTGTAATGTCCCTCCTAGGATTAGGTGGACTACGCAGTTATGAGAAAGCTAAAGGACTTACATCATGAGCACAAGCAACCGCTTAGAAGAAATCATGGCAGACCTTCACGCTGAACTAGCTACACAACTGCTAGGTCAAGTACAGGCTGGTGATACATCTGCAAGCATCCTCAACGTAGCCCGTCAGTTCCTCAAGGACAACGGCATTGATGGTGTACCGACCCAAGGCAACCCTTTGGACAATCTTATTCATGCTCTTCCTGACTTCAGTGAAGATGAACTCCCCAGACACTAGGTAACACATGGCACAACCCTCCACTCAGTTGGTAGTAGACGACCCTATCAAACAAGACTTCCGTAAATTCTTATGGATTGTATGGCACACCCTGAATCTCCCAGACCCTACCCCAATCCAGTACGACATGGGAAGCTACCTCCAAATGGGGCCTAGACGTTGTGTCATTGAAGCATTCCGTGGCATCGGTAAGTCATGGATAACTTCAGCCTATGTGGTGTGGTTGTTATATTGTGACCCTCAACACAAGATTCTCGTTGTATCAGCCTCCAAAGAACGTGCTGATGCCTTCTCAACATTTACTAAAAGACTTATCAATGAAATTGAACTACTCGCCCACCTTAGAACTAAAAATGGTCAGCGTGATTCTGTCATTGCTTTTGATGTTGGGCCTAGCTTACCCGACCATTCCCCTTCAGTTAAGTCAGTGGGCATCTCAGGTCAGCTTACAGGTTCACGCGCTCAGACAATAATCGCAGATGACGTGGAAGTTACAAACAACTCCGCTACTCAGACTATGAGAGACAAGTTATCTGAAGCTATCAAAGAGTTTGATGCTGTTCTAAAGCCTAATGGTCGTGTGATTTATCTTGGTACACCTCAGACAGAGATGTCCATATACAACCTCCTGCCAGAACGTGGCTATGAGATACGTGTGTGGCCTGCTAGGTACCCCACAGACAAACAGGCCTCAATGTATCAAGGCAGATTAGCTCCCTTCATAGACCTCCGTAGAGAGAACCAGGGGGGTGCTCCTACTGAGCCTCAACGATTCACCAAAGAAGACCTGATGGAGCGTGAAGCTTCCTATGGTAAGGCTGGATTTGCTCTACAATTCATGTTGGATACTACATTAGCAGATGCTGATAAGTACCCTCTGAAGCTAGCAGATTTGATGGTGACTGCATTGAACCCTAAGAAGGGGTGGGCTGACCTAGCGTGGGCCTCTGGACCTTCTCAGATAGTACAAGATGTCCCTATCGTTGGATTCACAGGTGATAAGTTCTATCGTCCTATGTGGATGTCTGATGACATGTTGGACTTCCAAGGTTCAGTTATGTCCATTGACCCATCTGGTCGTGGTAAGGATGAGACAGCCTATGCTGTTGTGAAGATGTTGAATGGTTACCTGTATGTCACTCGTATAGGTGGCTTCACAGGAGGCTACTCAGACAAGACGTTGACCAATCTAGCTACAGTCGCTAAGCAAGAGTCTGTGAACATGATTATTGTCGAGTCTAACTTCGGTGATGGTATGTATGTGAAGTTACTTACACCCATCCTCAATAGGATTCACAAGGTAGCTATAGAAGAAGTCCGTCACTCCACTCAGAAGGAGTTGAGGATGATAGATACCCTTGAGCCTGTGATGATGCAGCACCGTTTGGTAGTCGATGAGAAGCTCATTAAGGAAGACTATGACAGTGCTCCTGAACCTGCTTACAGTTTGTTCTACCAGATGACCAGACTTACCAGAGATAGAGGCGCAATCATTCATGATGACCGCTTGGATGCTCTGGCTATGGCTGTTGCCTACTGGACTGAACAGATGGACGCTGATAGTGAGTCGATGGCTAGCATTCAGAAGGCTGAAGCTTTCTCTAGAGAGATTGAGAAGTTCATGGACCAAGCTGTAGGACAGAAACCTAGGGCTGTGACGTGGATGTAATCAGCGTTGTGGACTATATTAGTAAAAACTTAATATCAAAGGTTGCACTAAGGGGGAACCCCTGAGAAGGGGATGGACTAATCTCTGAGATATGATGTTTGAGGTATTAATCTACAACACCATAGCTCTGAGTTCATCTCTAACATTCTCTTGGTATAGTCCGACAGCTATCCTTTATGTAGCTCCTCAAGATATCCTTTATGTGTGTGCTATTTGATTTCTACTTGATGTCTATGGGATGTTCCGCATGAGTTCTTTGGGATGTTCCAACTTTTGTTTTGGCGAAAAACTATGAGGCCCCAATTACGTATAGGGACGGCCCGAAATCCCCCTTGGCCCTATCAAAAGACAAGTCAAGACTCTTTCATTTGTCCTAATCATTTTCCTAATGGCTCTGCAGGGCCTGCCATGGCTGAATCAATAAGAGGTAACCAGCCTTTATTGCCATTATAAAGGGTTCAATTGGCTATCTATTGAGGTCCTATTGACTATCTATAATGGTGC